GCCTCGAGAAGAAACAGTTCTCCTGCTGGAACGGTAAACGTCCAGCGGATCTCGAGCACCTGCTCAAGCTGCCTCAAGCGAAAACCGCCAATTGGCTATCCAAAAACCTGCACAAACTCAACCGAGCGAAAATCGGCTACGCTGACCATTACCACGCCGACTACGTCAAGCCGTATTGGGCTACAGGCAGGACATCGACAATAAAAATAGGCAAACACATTTTCTACAAACTTAAATGAAAACCATCGAAGCACACTGGGACCCTGAAGAGATGATGTCTCCTGACGCAGATCCGCAGGAGGAATACGATAATTACAGGGATTTCGTTAAAAGACACCCTACATTGACAGGATTAACTGGCGAGGAATTCACTCTCGAAGACTTCAAGCGATACATAAATGGAATCGAACCACTTTGATCTTAAAGCAGTGTTCTGCGCGGTCGATGAAGATCGGGACACCGTTGTCCTGACCATCAATGGCGAGGAAGTTTCCACTAGGGAGGCTGTTGTCACTTTATGCGACAAATACGGCATGACGACACGGGATCTGGCTACACTCATGGCCGTTCCCGTCAGAACAGTCGAGGGATGGAGATCAGGAAGACCCAGCTCCATCCTGAACCGAATGAGGCTGGGTCAAGCTGCTGAGAAACTGTCAGAGGCTAATCCTCCTCAGAAGTTCCCTTGAGAGCATCGGCATACAGGTTCTGCATCGCAAAATACAGATCCTGTATTGCCGAAAGCCTGCCCGCAAAATAGTGGCGATCCTCTGAAGACAGGCCGTGGCCAGACACATTGCTGGACTCAGCCTTGATTAATTCGTTCAACACCACATCCAACGCCTTCCTAACCGGGTGCTCTTCCTGTAGCGAGAACGCTTCCAGAAGCCACTGTTCGTGGCCTGTGAACCTGTATTCGTTATGCATTTGGGTTAACTCCTATTCTTCCGATCTGCGCGTTCTGTTGTTGAGTCAAACTCATCTGCAGGTTCTGCGCGAATGACTGAACCAACTGTGAGAACTGCTCGTCGGCTTCCATTTGCTGCTGGTATTTAGGGTTGTTCTGTATGATCTGCTGAAGGAACTGCATCTTGATCCCAGCAGACGGATCGTTCTCAACGTATCGCGGCTGGTTGCCAAGAGCCATAAGCGCAACCTGATTGTTCATGTCGTCGTACATTTTCTGGCTGGCCTCTGCCTGCTCGATGACGAGTTCATCGGCCAGCGTTGGATCGATCACCTGCAATTTCTTTCTGATCAGCTTCGTTCTGTCCACGATTCCCATGGTGTCTTCTGGTAGCACAAACTGAGAGATCGCCTGAAGTTTTTTCTCGACGAATTCGTTGTCAAGTTCTCGCACGTCAAAATGCAGTGTGAAGTTGAATTTACGTGGATCTCTGGGAAGGGCCATGTTGGTCCCCGTGACTGTGGCAAACCTCTCGTCGGTGTCGAATACCTGAGTCAGATCCCAGACTCGACCAATGACAGATGTCATGTGCCTGAGCCATCTGTGGACATATGCCTGCTGCCTTAGCTGCGTCTCTACTGCTGGAACAGCAGCGTTCGGCCTTCCGAAGTATCTGTCGGTCCGCTGCTGGATGTGATCCATCAGCGCGAACGCTAAGTCAGCCCCTCTTCGGGGAGACTCCATCCAAGTGATGTCACCCGGACGCTGCTCAGAGACCTGAACACCCGGGCCCACCTTGATTCTCTGTCCGTATCGAAGCGGAACTTTTAAGGGTGGCAGTGTCTCAAAACTTGACCTGTCAAAGACCATGTCAGCTTGAGCCTTGTATTCAGCCTGCCACGTTTTGACGATTTCCGCGACACCACGTGACTCGATAGGGCTGCGCCGTGTCTTTTCTCGGGTGAATGACTCGAACGGGTAGGTGTCCCCGGCTTCAGTCACCAGTTTGTGTTCAGCGTAGACTTCGTTCCCTTTGGAGTCTTTCTCCATGTAGGGCGAGAACACGGTCATGTAGATACCCGGGGTCCCTGTGTCTGTCACTCTGCGACTATATGCATGGATGACTTCGATCAGGTTTGTCTTCTCGTCCATCCGCTCAGTAGAGCCCAGCACAGGGCTCAGGCCCTGATCCCACACCTGTGAGCTCCTGCCTGCTGTCCGCTTAACCTCGTCCACCCATTCCCTGCTCCACTCACCACTGGCCGCCTTTTCTTCCAGTTCAGCCACTGTGTAGTATTCCCTGCGGAAGATGGCTCGAGCTCTCTGGAGATCATTTGTCTCAGGCGGGAACAGAATCTCGTGGTATGGGCGAAGAGCAACAATCCGAGGCTGGTTGCGAGCCATCTCCGGAAGCTCGAACGTGGTCTCTCCGTCACGCACGATGTCGCGTATGTGTTTGAGTGCTTTCGATCTGGTCAGTCCGTCATTGCTGGCAACAAGCAGGTCAGCCAGATACTCCTCTTGGTCCTGCAGCACAGCGGTCAGAGCATCGACTTGTTGGGGGGCATCTACTCCGAGGAAACCGGAGAGGGTTTGGAGGTTTATTGTGCGCGGGGTCTGGGCATAGCTACGATCCCAGATGACATGAAGAACGCTCCAACCATACTGTGCTGCATATTCTGCATGAAGCTCCAGCTCCTCTTCCCAGCCGGGCTGCATTAAAGTGCTCAGCATCCATCGCAGGTAGAGCCCAACTGCGGATGCCTGTTTGTGATCGGCGGCCTCAACTCCAGCCACATTAAGGGCTGCTCTGCTGATGGCTGATGTCGATAAATTGACAATGAAGCTGCAGACCTCGTCAGCCAGCCTGATCCGAGTGTCACTGGCCCCTTCCCACGGAAAAGGCTGCCTGCCCAGATCCTTGGCATGTTTCTTTCCGTCCCGGCTCTGTCCTGTCCATGTGGCAAATCGCGTCTCGTCGGATTCGCGGACACGGTAGGTGATCCTCTCATCGGAATAAGCTCTTCGGTATTCCGAGCAGAGCTGGTTTATGTTGGGCTCAGTGCTAAGCTGCAGCCGATCGTCAATAGTGTTCATCTCAATAACTCAAGGTCTCAGTGCTATAATCCATTTTCCTCGGGACGTATATCGGGTCCATCAAAATCAGATACCTCAGGGCGTCTACCGGGTCTTTACTAGCACCCTTCTCACCATCTGAGTTTGTCCACGTCCTCAGGCTGTATATCAGGTTCTGGCACTCCCGCGACACATAAAGCTTGGGCTCATTCAGGATGCTGATCTCCCTGCTCATGTCATATGCGAACAGGTTGTTCACCAGAGCACAGCTCTCATCAATATGAGCCATGGCAGATGGAACAAACAATAACCCATTCTTCGTCACCTCTCCGCCAGCTCCCCTGTCAGGGTTGGCCAGCAGGTCAATGAGACTCTGGTTATGCTCCCTCTGTCCAATAACTGCTGTCCGACCTGCTCGGGGGTCAATATACCTCTCGTGTATGCCTCCATCGTTGACCTCAAGCTCTCTGATCAGCTTCTTGTATTGGTCAATGTTCCTCCCACAGTCCGCAGTCTGTGCTGGCCCTTTCTTACCATCAAGCTTCTCACTCGGGACAGCCCACTCCCCGTAGTTTGCCATGTCGGGCCACTCCCTATAAATAAACACCCGCCCGAGGTCGTCCACTTTCGCCCAGAGCATATACCAGTTTCGATCCCCCGGGGTGGGGTCCACAACCATATAATTGGTCCCCTCTCTGGGGATCTGAGAAGGTTCGATAATGTTGCGATCCGTGAACCTCGGGAATTTCCCAACCACAGGGTTGCTGACATAACCATAGGCCCTGATCTCTCTCTCCTCTCTCGTCCTGCCCTGCAGCGTCTGCTGCATTCGATCAAACGGGGAATACGGGTTCCACTCAGAGAAGAACCAAAAGATCTGCCCAGTCCCACTTCTGGTCCTCGCTTTATAAGGCATGTGACCTCGAGGAACCCCAGCCAGTGGACTATCATCGTCCCCGATCAGCTTGGCAGGCTTCGTCTCCTCAATAATAGCCCCCTCCATAGCATCCTTGACGGTGCTTGTATACCCGTCTATCGGCGTGAAGGTCACAACCATTTTCCCCTTCCTGCTGATCAACCTGTATTTGAGGGTCTGTATCCACGCCATAGGAACCAGCTCATCAGCCCAGATCAGGTCAAGCTCTGTCCCCTCCATAGACGACAGCTCCTGAGAGTAGTTCTTAAACCAGCACTGACTACCGTTAGGGGCCACAAAAGTCTTATTACTGAAGCCATTCTTCTGGCTGAAGCCGATGTTAACCACCGCCCTCTGGCCTGTCCTCTGCTCCTTCCATGGCAGTGGCAAATAGTCGTAAACATACGGCTGCTGGACCTGCACCGAGCTGTCATGTGTGCTATGGCAGCACCAGACAGCACTCCTGTGCTTATTGGCCAGTGTGCGGACAACCCTTGAAGCCATATAGCGCGATTTGCCTCCTCGATTTCCACCAAATATGTAGACGATGTCTATGTCAGGGTCCTCCAGCGCATCATCAGCATCCTTCCAGTGTCGGAACAGACCTTTGGTATTATGCCAGTCAGAGCCGTAATTAAATGGATCTGCCTTCTCCCGTCGGATCAGCTCATCCCTCTGCTTGACATACTGCTCCAGAACACCAGCAGAGTCCATAGCCTGAGCCTCCTCACGAGTAGGGATCGGGAACACTGGGTGGGGAGTCCATTTCATATCAATACCTGTCAAGCCTCTGGGGCCTGCCCTTACAATACAACTTCCCGCTGCCCTGCTCCACCCACACAGGGATTCTAAGCCCCCTCTGGAACGGAGCACTGTCAGTCACTCGGACAAGCCCCAAAGAAGTCTCCAGCAGCCTCTGATTCATAGGCCTGCCAGTGACAGTAGCCTCCATAGGCTCCCTGCCAGCCTTCCAGCGGAGTTCAGCCGTGTCCAGACCCGTCCTGCGGATCGCTTTGCGCTTGCGTTTAGTCTTCATTAAGTCGCTGTTTCTTGATAAGACGCACAGTAGGTGTTGAGGCTAAGAAGGATAGGTCCTTTTGTCGATTATTGTGTGAGGGTAGATCCGCAACGGAATCGCTGATTACTCGAGAATCCTGACCCCCTCCCCCCCTGTTTGGCTGTTTTCTTCGCACAATATTTATTATGTTCAGAGATAGGCTTGCCTAACTTTTCTCCTCTATCACCTCAGCATCAACAACTTTCGCTGGCTTGCAGCTTGCAATCAGTTCTCTTAACGCTGAATCCGATAGATTGATCGTCTCGTGTCTAATAGTTGTACTAGGTTTCCCCATCATTGTCTCAACTTTGTCGATCAGGATTCCTACCGTCACGGGCAACTTATCGGGCTTCAGCTCTCCTGACTCTATTGCTGCCCCAAGCTTCTCTAATGCTGCATCCCTCGTCTTTATAAGGTCGCTTAGGAAAGCTTCTTGTGCCTTGGGATCTCTTTCTGCCTGCTTAACAATTTCTGCTGCCAACTGCTGGCTAATCCCGAACACTTCTGTCAGGGTTTCGGGTCCGAAACCCTTCTTAGCTGCCTTTACTACTGATTCATACCGCTCAGGGTCTGTCTTCTTCAGCCCTGACCCTGTATAGCGTTTGATTCCTGAAGCCTCCAGATCAGGATTCCATTTAGTTTTAACACCCATAATAGGTGAAGTTGGATCAAGTTCTGTGTGTACACTTCTGCCAACCTCCCAGCCGAGC